CTATCTATCGTGGAGAGGATCCTGGAGAAGGCGGGCGAGTTTATGCTCAGCCTGGAATGTATGAGAACGTTGCACTTCTTGATATTGCTTCCATGCATCCGTCAAGCATCGAGAATCTGAATCTATTCGGAGATAAGTATACGAAGCGATTCAGTGATTTGAAGAAGATCCGAATTCTTATTAAGCATGGCGATTACGAAGGAGCCGCCAAACTGTTTGATGGGAAGCTTACTGGATATTTGCAGGATAAGACACAGGCAAAGGCTCTTGCTCAGGCTCTGAAGATTGTAATTAACAGTGTATACGGTTTAACCTCTGCTAGCTTTGATAATAAGTTCCGCGATCCAAGGAATGTTGACAACATCGTTGCAAAGCGTGGAGCGCTATTTATGATCGAGCTTCAGAAGGCCGTTGAGGAGAAAGGCTATACGGTTGCACATGTTAAGACCGATTCCATCAAGATTCCGGATGCAAACGACGAGATCATTGATTTTGTCATGAAGTTCGGTGAGAAGTATGGATATTCTTTCGAGCATGAAGCAACGTATGAGAAGCTTTGCTTAGTTAACGAAGCCGTGTATATAGCAAAAGATATTTCTGACGGGCATTGGACAGCCACAGGAACTCAGTTCCAGGTTCCATACGTGTTTAAGACGTTGTTTAGTAAAGAGCCGATTGAGTTCAAGGATGTCTGTGAAACCAAGAGCGTGAAGACTGCTTTATATTTGGACTTTAATGAGAATCTTCCGAACGTTGAAGATAAAGAAGATCGTCTTCAGAAGCTTCTTAAGAAGTATGGGCTGACGATGAGCCAGATCAATGGATATTTGGAAACCGGTGATGCTCCGGATCTTCCAGAGGAATCAGGAACTGCTTTGATAGAAGCCTCTGAACTGGTGAAAGATATTCGAGTCGGACATGATTACAGATTCATCGGACGCGCAGGATCGTTCTGCCCAGTTATCAATGGTGTTGGCGGTGGATATTTGATGCGAGAGAAAGACGGCAAGTATTCATTCGCAACTGGAGCAAAAGGATATCGGTGGATGGAAGCCGAAGTTCTTAGAGCTCTTGGAACTGAAGAAGCAATGCGCAGAATTAATCGAAAGTATTATGCTGCGCTTGTAGATGACGCAATTGCCACAATCTCCGAGTATGGAGACTTTGAGGCCTTTGCGTCTTAATTGATATTTTTCAAATTTGAAAGGAGAATTTAACCATGGCAAGAACAGATGTACCTAACATTAGCATTGACAATGCACAGATTCGTTTCCGTAATTTTACTGGAGAGCCGACGAAGTTCGACAAAGCTGGAGGAAAGAGAACGTTCAGCGTTATTCTTGATGTAGAAATGGCAGACAAGCTTCGCGACGATGGATGGAATGTAAAGTCCTGGGAGCCCGATGGAGCTGATGAGCCGATCTATCATCTTCCGGTTGAGATTTCGTATAAGATATATCCGCCGAAGGTTTGGATGATCTCTGGGAATAAAAAGACCATGCTTCAGGAAGATACAATTTCTGCTCTCCAGTATGCTGAATTTACTAAAGTTCAGCTTATTATTCGGCCTTATTGCTGGGAAGTGAACGGCAAGTCTGGCATTAAAGCCTATGTCAAAGCGATGTATGTAACCATAGAGGAAGACGAATTCGAGAAGGAGTATCGGAACTTCGATGATGACGAAGACGATCTTCCGTTCTAAGATATTTATAGGGGGCTGTCTGAAATACGGCAGCCTCTTTTTTTTTAGATATTTGAAGAGGAGCGAATTATGCCATCGTTTTTATACGATTATCAAATAGACGCTATTAATCGAATGCGAAATGGCAGTATTCTATGCGGAAAAGTTGGATCCGGAAAGTCAAGAACTTCCATTGCTTATTATTTTATGAAAGAATGCGGAGGCTCCGTAATAAATGAGTATATACCAATGTGCAAAACGGTTAATCTGTTTATTATTACTACCGCACGAAAAAGGGATACAAAAGAATGGGAAGGAGAACTCGTTCCATTCTTGATATCCGCAGATCATCCCGAAGATACGATCTATCAAGATCTTGAAGTTCACATCGATTCGTGGAACAACATAGCAAAGTACGTTGGAGTAAAAGACGCATTCTTTATATTTGATGAGCAGCGTGTTGTTGGAAGAGGAGCTTGGGTTAAAGCGTTCTTAAAGATCACAAAAGCAAATCATTGGATTTTGTTGTCTGCAACGCCTGGCGATACCTGGATGGACTATGTTCCTGTTTTCATCGCGAATGGATATTTTAGAAACAGAACTGAGTTCAATGAGAGGCACGTGGTGTTTAGTCGATTTGCGAAGTACCCTCAGGTTTCTAGATATTTGAATGAAGGTCGATTAATTCGATATAGAAACGAGATTCTTGTTACAATGGATTATCAAAAGCCTACTAGAACGCACGAAGTACTAGTAGATGTCGACTATGATCGAGCTGAATACAAAGATATTATGAACACACGTTGGAACATTTACAAAGATCAACCGACTACAAACGCTGCTGAGCTTTGCTACGTTCTTAGAGAGTCTGTCAATTCCGATCCAAGCAGGATCCAAGCGGTTCTTGATATTTTAAAAGATCATCCAAAGGTCATAGTGTTTTACAATTACAACTATGAGCGAGAGGCTTTGAGGAATGCTCCTTATGGAAAAGATATTTCAGTTGCTGAATGGAACGGCGATAAGCATCAGTTAATTCCTAAAACTGATAAGTGGGTGTATCTGGTTCAGTATACAGCAGGAGCCGAAGGCTGGAACTGCATAGAAACGGATACTATGATATTTTACTCTTTGAATTATTCATATAAAATCATGACTCAGTCGGCCGGAAGGATTGATCGAATGAATACTCCGTTTACTGATTTGTATTATTACAAGCTGAAATCGAATAGTCCTATAGATATTGGCATTTCGCACGCGCTTCGAAAGAAACAGAAGTTTAATGAGAACAAATTCTTTGATTCTTTTGATTCGCAAAAAAAACATCCCTTATAATAGAGGGGATATACCTCTTCTTTATTTTTTTAAGCAGGAGGTATGTCTGATGCTGGAAAGCAGATTCCAGGCTAAATTGATTAAAGAACTAAAAGATCGGTTTCCCGGATGCATCGTTCTTAAGAACGATCCGAATTACATTCAGGGATTTCCCGATCTTTCTGTTTTTTATCAAGATAAATGGGCTTGGCTTGAAACGAAACGAAGCTCGGATGCTTCTCACCGTCCGGGTCAAGACTATTACATTTCGCTAGGTAAAAAGATATCCTACGCGAGCTTCATTTGTCCAGAGAACAAAGAGGAGGTACTGGATGAACTTCAACAAGCATTTCAACCTCGAAGGAAAACACGCGTTTCTCGGAGCGTCAAAGTATCATTGGATTAACTACGACGAAGAGAAACTGATCAATGCATATCGAAACTTTGCAAGAGTTCAACGAGGAACAGAACTTCACGACTTTGCAAAACAAGCAATTACTCTTGGGATTAAACTTCCAAAGTCAAAGAAAACTTTAAACATGTATGTGAATGATGCTATTGGTTTTCAGATGACTCCGGAACAGCCTTTATACTATTCGGAGAATTGCTTTGGAACTGCCGATGCGATTTCGTTTAAAAACAATTTCCTTCGTATTCACGATCTAAAGACCGGAGATACTCCGGCCCATATGGAACAGCTCATGATATATGAAGCTCTGTTTTGTCTTGAGTATGACAAAGATCCGAATCGATTTGATTCAGAACTTCGTATTTATCAGTTGGATGAAGTAATGGCAGAGACCCCTGATCCTAAAGATATTGAGTTCATTATGGACAAGATCATCTTGTTTGATCAGTGTCTTAATAAAGTGAAGGAAGAAGGATAAGAATCATGGACGATAGTCAACGCGGTAGAAAGATATTTGTAGCAATCGACAGATTGAATGATCAGTTCCTTGAACACTATGGTACTCCAAGGCATTCCGGAAGATATCCTTGGGGTTCTGGCAAGAATCCTCAAAGAAACAAAAACTTTCTTTCAAGAGCTAAGGACCTTGAAAAGCAAGGCCTTACTCAAAAGCAGATTGCAGAAGCTTTCGGTATGAGTACGACCCAGTATCGTGCGATGCGTTCTATTGCGGTTAATGAGCAGAAGAAAGAGAATGCCGCAAGAGTACAGAGACTTCACGATAAAGGATATTCTAATGCTGCAATCGTTCGTGAAACTGGTTTCAAAGAATCTACGATCAGAAATTATTTGAAACCAGAATACCAGATTCGTAGAGATGCCGCTACAAAGCTTGCTGATGTTCTTAAAGAACAGATTGAGGAACGTCCGTATCTTGATGTTGGCGAAGGCGTTGAGCTTCAGCTCGGAGTTTCAAAAGAGCAGATGAAAACTGCTATAAAGATATTAGAGCAGGAAGGATACAAATACCATAGAGTTGGTGTTCGGCAAGTAACGGATCCAAGTAAGGAACTGAACGTTGCCGTTCTTACAAAAGACGACGTTTCTTATGCCGATGTCAGAGCTAATATTGACAAGGTTTCTTCGCCTAAAGGCGTCAAGTTTGAGGATTATGCGGAAACTGTAAAACGAATGGGTAAACCTGAAAGTATTAGTTCGGATCGAATTAAAATAAGATATGCTGAAGACGGCGGAGAAGCTAAAGACGGCGTTATTGAGATTCGAGAAGGCGTATCCGATTTAGATATTGGCAAGAGCCGTTATGCACAGGTTCGTATTGCCGTTGACGGAACACATTATCTGAAGGGTATGGCGATGTATGCTGATCCTAAAACAATGCCTGATGGCGTAGATATTGTGTTTAATACGAACAAGAGCAAGAGCGTTCCGATGATTTCAGAAGATAAAGATAATTCGGTTTTGAAACCGATGAAAACGGTTAAGACCCCAGATGGAAAAACCAAAATTGATGAAGAGAATCCATTTGGCGCTTCCGTTAAGGATCAGAGAGGTGCTCTTAATATTGTCAACGAAGACGAAGATTGGCAAAAATGGTCTAAAACGCTTTCTGCTCAGTTTTTATCCAAGCAGCCAAAGAACCTTGCTAAGCAGCAGCTCGATAAAACTTATGCCGATCGACTGGCTGAGTTTAAAGATATTTCTGAGCTTACAAATCCTGTTGTTAAGAGAAAGCTTCTTGAGTCATTTGCGGATGAATGCGATTCTGCAGCTGTTCATTTGAAGGCTACTGCCTTTCCGAGACAAGCAGCGCACGTCATTCTTCCGATTTCTTCTCTTAAAGACAACGAGATTTATGCTCCAAACTACAATGATGGTGAAGAGGTTGTTCTAATAAGATATCCTCACGCTGGAGTATTCGAGATTCCAAGACTCAGGGTTAACAATCAGAACCCAGAAGGAAAGATGCTGCTTCAGCAGGCTAAGACAGCTGTCGGTATTAATGCACATGTTGCTCAGATATTGTCTGGAGCTGATTTTGATGGTGATACTGTTACGGTAATTCCCACAAAAGGTCTTAATATTAGAACTTCTGCGCCTCTTGAAGGTCTTAAAGATTTTAATCCGAGTGCTAAATATCCGGCTTATGATGGCATGCCTCGTGTTGGTCCTAAAACTGGCTTCCATAAACAGCAGGAAATGGGCAAGGTTTCAAACCTGATCACTGACATGCAGGTTCAGATGGCTCCGACAGAAGATATTGCTAAAGCGGTTAGACATTCAATGGTTGTCATTGATGCCGAAAAGCATAACTTGGATTGGAAGCGTTCTGCAAGAGAAAACGACATTGCTGGCCTTAAAAAAGAGTATCAAGGTGGGGCAAATCGTGGTGCTTCTACTCTGATTTCAAAGTCAAAGTCGGTTGAATATGTGCCTGATCGCAAAGAATATAAAACGTTCAATAAGATGACCGATGAAGAGAAGACCCGCTATCTGAACGGAGAAAAGATATTTAGAGAGACCGGTAAAACGAAGATCGATAAGAATGGTAAAGTCGTTGCTCGTCAAAATAAGTCTAATAAAATGACCGAAACCTTTAATAAAGGTGGCAACGCATTCGATCTTTCCTCTGGAACAGCGATTGAAGATATTTATGCCAATTACGCAAACAAGACAAAAGCGCTTGCTAATGAAGCTCGTAAAGAGCTTAGAGCTACGGAGCGCTTAAAGATATCTCCGACAGCTAAGAAAACCTATGCCGCAGAACGTGCTTCTCTGCTTTCTCAGCTTAATATTGCCAAACTTAATGCTCCTTTGGAACGTCAGGCCCAGCTTATAGCTGGCGTTAAGGCTAAAGCGCGTATCGAGGCTAATGGAATTGAGGACCGAGACGATATCAAGAAGATCCGGCAGCAAGAACTTAAGAGAGCTAGAGATTCTATTGGTACTAGACCTAGAAATCCGAATAAAGAGAACTCCATATCTATAAAGATATCTGATAGAGAATGGGAAGCCATTCAGGCTGGCGCTATCTCAGACACAACGTTAACTGAAATTCTTAAATATACGGATACGGATGCTTTGCGTCAAAGAGCTACGCCTAGAGCTGATAAGGCAATTTCAAGTTCTTCTCTTGCAAGGGCAAGGCAGCTAATTAATAATGGCTATTCTCAGTCTGAAGTAGCCGAGGCTATTGGCGTGTCTGTTTCAACGCTTAATAAGGCGTTGAATTAAAGATATTTGGTCAAATGAAAGGAATTGGAATATGGAATACGCATACTTAACTACCATAGACAATCCATATGATCCATACGATGAGTTTGATCAATGGTTTGCCTTTGACACAGAAAAAGGTTACAACTCTTGTGGTCTTCTTGAAAGGATTGCTAATACTTCAGATGACTTGTCTCCGGAAGACAATCGAATTGAGATTAATGAGGCGATTGACCAGATAGTTCTTAGAGATCCAACTGGAATTTATAAGAAAGTTGTAAAAGTGTTCGATTAATCTTAATTCTTATTGAAATAGCTCTTTTTAGTTTAGCCAGTGTATTAGACTTATGTGCTACCTAGTCTTGCATGCTTAATTATAGTATGCCATTACTATAATTAAAGGGCTTTTATGAGTGGTTTTGATCTTAAAAACAATTAATTGAAATAAAAAACACTTTAATTTCAACAAAAGAACTAAGATCGAAACCATAAGACTACGATTTAGGTACCCTGGAGGGGGTCCTTAAAAAATACCCCCTCCCCTGAAT